GGACCCTGTAGCTGCCGCAATATCGGCGGCCTCTGTTGCCGCAGCCGCCCCTGTGGTCCCAACCTTCCCTGACGCTTCCGCTGCGTCTCCGGCTTCTGTAACCGCTGCTGCGCCAACGGTCCCAGCCTTGCCAGCAGCGGTTGCCGTGTCTGCCCCGTCGACTACTGATGCTGTTCCGCTTACACCACCCCCAGATATGGATGGGAGCCAAAACCGTGGCTGGTTGCTTGCGAAGACGGAGCCAGGACTTTTCAGTAGCGCAAGGTGCTCGGCGCGCGAGATAGCCCTGTTGTAGATCAGGACGTAGCCAAGCTCACCAGTAAGGAATGACGACGCACCATCGTTGCGAGCGCCGAAACAGATCGTCTCTGCTGTCTCGGCGGAAGCCGTGCCGACTGTCCTCGTGCCGGTTACAGCCTCCCCTCGGTGCAAATAGGCGGTTGTCCCGTCCCATACCAAAGAAATCTGAACAGGGTTCGTGCCTATTGTGCCGCCGGCAGCGTGGTAACTCCCACGGATATGTGTAGTGACAGCCCCAGCTTCCAGATACATATTGAGATGTATGGTGGCCCCTGACGATGCGGCGGTCTTTGCCACGAGAGTGCCGCTGACATTCGACGGCTGCCTGACCTGCACGACAATCGACCACCGCCGGTCAGAATCAGCGAACAGATCGACGCCAGCAACATCTACACCAAGCTTGACGTACTCGCTTGTCCCGTTGAGTTTCAGCGCTGGCCCGTACGGCGTCGTGACGACCTGGCCGCCGACGCGCAGCCCGCCGTTATCACCATCCGCCTGATTGAACCGGAAGTCGCCGCCGGCCGCATAGACCAGCCCGGTAGCCAGCGGCGATCCAGACAGGCCGACGAACTGCTGCGGGGCGTGTAGCCTCGGTGTTTTGAACGGGAAAGCCACGGCGGTTTAGACCGTCTGTGCCTGAATGCGCTCGTAGGTCAGAACGTGCTGGCCACCGGTTGCGTTCAACGCAACGGCGGTATCGTGCGCAACGAAAACACCCCAGAACTTCGGGAGTGACCCGCCGAACAACTGCGCGACGGAAACCGGACCGAAGAAGTAGTCTCGGTTCGACGTGCTGTCACTGATCATCGATGCGGCGAGCTTGACGATCCCATTCATGACATTGGCAGACGTGAATGTTTCAGCCGAATCTGTGCCGTCGAGAACATCAGGGTAGGTCGGCGTGCCGCTCGCGCTTGAGATGTTGGCGTAGACGTAGACGTTGATGTACCGGCTGGCGGTTGGAGACGTTCCGGCCCGGATTACCCCTGACAGCAAGTGATCTACATCTAGGTTGCTAGTGTTGTCGACCGCCGTCGACTCCTGGCCGGCGGTAAATACTCCTGCCGATCCACTCGCCAGCGACGCCAGGCTGATCGTCAGCGTAACGCTGGACGTCGATGGATACTTGGTCTTGATGTCTGACATGACTTACCACTCCATGGCGTCGGCTACGTCGCGGTAGTTGATAGCGCCTTCGAGCACCAGCAGGCCCGGATCATTTGTCGTACCTTTGCCCGTAGCGAAAAGCCTCTCGACACGTGTCGCCAGGCGCTTGCAGTGCGTGTAGACCGTTGCCCGCACCGCCAGATCGGCAGCCGTTCCGACCCATGTCGCGTCGATTCCAGCCCGGATATTGGCACGCGAGCAATCAAACGATCCGAGCCGGCTCATCCAGTCCCATACACGCGCCTTGCCGACGCTCAGGTTATCCACACGATCCCATGCGATTCCGTTGCGCATGATCTCGTCGATGTTCACCGAAGTTTTCCAGACCACGAACGACGCTGTCGGCAGGTTGTAGGCTTCTGCGATCGCGTAGGCGCCATTCTCGTTGTGCGGCACAGCAGCGAATTCCTGCGCGGCCGTGATGTCCGCGGCAAGCGCTGCGCGCTGCGCCGTGGTTAACCCTGACGCGCTGGCAATGCCGGCGAAAAACACCAACAGGCAGAAGATCAATGATGCCCACGTAGTGCCAGCCAGCTTAGTATTCATCATGGGTTCCCTTCGGTAATCGTGAATGCCGTAATCGTCACCGGCTCGGTAGCCACAATGGCCGTAGAGGTCAGTACGATGTTCGTTCCTGACGTGCCAACCGTCAGGCCGCTGACGATAATGTCCCCGCTGTTGTCCTTGATTCTTGCCTCCGCAGCAGTGCCGGTAGCATTTGCGCTTGAGTCCTCAAGGGCTGGCGTAACGTCCATCGTGAGCACCCCGCCGGATACCGTTCCGCACGGATCAGCCAGGGCGAGGACCGCCAGAACAGTTCCGAAACCAGACGTCCCGATTTCGAGCGATCCTGCTCCAACGTCCCCATCAATCGCGTCGGCAACCGCCTGCATGCGGGCCGTTCGTACTGCTGTTGCGTATGCCATTGCCATTTCTATCTCTCCTTTGCCGTAATCAACCAAGAACCCTTGCCGCCTGCTCGCGCAGAGCAGCAATCTTGCCGTCCAGTTCGTCAAACTCCCTGCGCTTCGCAACCAGGTCGATCTCAAGT